TGTACGTTGGACTCTATACGTCCGACCCCACAGACGCTGGTTCGGGTACGGAAGTCTCTGGTGGCTCCTATGCCCGCCAAGCACTCTCTGTGACCACAGCTTCTGCTGGAATCGTTACTTCTAGCGCGGACATCAACTTCCCGCAGGCAACGGCTTCGTGGGGTTCGGTAGGCTACATCGGGATTCTAGACGCGCTTTCTAGCGGCAACCTGCTCATGCACACAGCCTTGACGACTGCTAAGACAATCGACACGGGCGACATTCTCAAGATTTCTAGCGGCAACCTCACGGTAACGCTTGACTAATGGCTTTCGTCCTTAAAGACCGCGTAAAGGAAACCTCGACCACGACGGGTACGGGGACAATTACGTTGGCCGGTGCGTCCATTGGCTACCAAGGGTTCTCTACCGTTGGAAACGCCAACACCACATCCTATTCCATTGTGATGGGAACCGAGTGGGAGAACGGCATCGGGACGTACACATCGTCTGGGTCAACATTGTCCCGCGACACCGTGTTGTCATCGTCCAATAGCGGAAATAAAGTCAATTTCTCTGCCGGAACAAAAGAAGTATTTATTAACTACCCAGCAGGTCGCGCCTCTTTATACGACACACCAAGCCAATCTACCGGCGCATTTCATATCCCAGTAGGCACTACGGGCGAACGTCCGACAGGCGCGTCTGGGATGATTCGGATGAACTCTACTACTGGCGAACCAGAGTGGTACGACCCGGCTGGAGCGCAATGGTTAGGTTTTTCTCAACTGCCAACTTATAGCGTTGAATATCTAGTGGTTGCAGGCGGCGGCGGTGGTGGTGGTGGGTATCAGGGTGGTGGTGGCGGTGCTGGTGGTTATATTTCAAATACTTCTTCGTTAAATTCTGGAACCGCTTACACAGTAACCGTTGGTGCTGGTGGTGCTGGAGGCGGTGCTGTAACCGGAGCGTCTACTGCTGCATTAGGAACAAACGGAAACAATTCAGTTTTAGAAGCGGTAACATCAACTGGCGGCGGTGGCGGCGGTAGTTTTTGGGGTAGCCCCAATGGAAACGGAAAATCCGGTGGTTCTGGTGGTGGTGCTGGCTCAATTAGTGGTGGAGCCACAGGCGGCGCTGGTACATCTGGACAAGGTAATGCCGGTGGCAATACTGGTACATATGCCTCTCCTTTTTGTGGCGGTGGCGGTGGTGGTGCTAGTGCTGCTGGTGCAGCCGGAGGAAATGTTGTTGGTAATGGTGGTGCTGGCAGCACTTGGTCAGATGGCGTTGCATACGCAGGCGGTGGTGGTGGCGGCGCTTATCAATCCAGCGCTGGTACTGGTGGTACAGGTGGCGGAGGTAATGGTTCGCTTACCGCTGGATCTAATGGAACTGCCAATCTCGGCGGTGGCGGTGGTGGTTCAGGTTCTCAGAATACAGCCGGAGGAGCAGGTGGCTCTGGTGTTGTAATCATTCGTTATCTTGGGTCACAAAAAGGAACTGGTGGAACTGTCACCTCATCAGGTGGATACACTTATCACACCTTTACAACATCTGGGACATACACAGCATGAGCCACTTTGCAAAAGTATGCGACGGCATCGTGACCCAAGTAATTGTTGCCGAACAAGAATTTTTTAATACCTTTGTGGATTCATCTCCGGGCGAGTGGATTCAGACCTCTTACAACACGCACGGCGGGCAGCACCCAGAAGGTCGCCCGCTACGCAAGAACTATGCAGGAATCGGGTACTCTTATGACCATGTACGCGATGCGTTCATACCCCCAAAACCTTATGCGTCTTGGGTGCTGAATGAAGAAACCTGTTTGTGGGATGTTCCAATAGCCTGCCCAACAGACGGCAAAATTTATAGGTGGGACGAAAACACTCAGCAATGGGTTGAAACAGGAGTCTAAATAATGTTTGGATATGCGCCACTAGGTTCAGGAGTAATTGGCGCGTCCTTTGCACCGGCTAGTGACCCAGATTGCGGGCCATTTACGCTAGAGCAGCTAGATATGTTTGGCAACTTGGACACACTAGCGTTTTCACTAGACGACATAATATGGACTCTAAGTGACACCTGTGTGCTGTACGGCAACGGTGGTGTGAGTGCCATCGGAACTGTAGATTCTTCAGCAATACGCTCTAGGTTAGTTGCCGGTGATGTTTCTGGTTCAGGAACTGTGGCGTCCTCTGCTGGACTTATTAGGGATGCTGTTGGCGCGGTGGTTAGTGCTGGTACGGTTTCTGCCTCGGCAACTCCTGTACGCACAGTCATTGGGTCGATATTCGGAACTGGAACAGTAGTCTCTAGCGGAGACCGCATTAGAACAGCCGCAGGAAGCATTACCGCCGATGGGCAGGTATCCGCTTCTAGCACACAGATATTTACAGTTTCTGGCGCAATTTCTGCTGTTGGTTTTGTAAGTGCCGCAGCCGCAAGGATTCAAGACTGCCTTGCCGCCGTAACCGCCTCTGGCGACGTGGTGGTAAACGCTATCAGACTGCGGATTGCAAACGGCGCGATTACCGCACAGGGATTTGTTTCTGCCAACGCAGGGTTTCAATTGGACTCCCAGGCCAACATTGTGGCATCGGGTAGTTTGGACGCATTAGCAAACCGTATCGCTAGTGCTTTAGGGGCAGTTTTAGCCAACGGTACGGTTGACTGCTCGTTACTGTACAAATTTGGTGAAGAATGGGTTGTGGTGGTTGAACAGCCGAATACATGGTCTGCTGCCAATATCCAAGGCGACACATGGACACAGGCAACGGCTAGTACGGAGTCATGGACACCAATCAACTCGCAAAACGACACTTGGACACAACAATCTTCGGGAAGTAACACATGGCAATAACAAGAGTTACCTTTGGAGAGTGGCTACCTGACCAGCCAGGAGTAATCGGTGCGCTGACCACGGCCAAGAACTGCTACCCAAGAGCCGTTGGCTACGGGCCGTTCCCGACAGAGGAAGATTATTCCGATAGCGCAGCCCAAAACCTAACAAACGTGGTGGCCGCAAGGGACGTTGCAGGCAATACCAAGGTATTCGCCTCCGGAACTACGCGCCTCTACATTCTGGACTCCACAGACTTTTCGCTCGACGATGTATCGGCTGTGACCTACACAAGCGCGACAATGTGGAAATTCACCCAGTTCGGTAACAAGGTCATCGGCGCATCAGAGGCACACACCCTGCAAGCCTACGACTTAACTACTACGGCAAACTTTGCCAACCTAGCGTCAGACGCGCCCAAGGCTAAGTTCGTGACCGTGGTGCGGGACTTTGTGGTTAGCGGTTATCAGACAAGCTACCCAACTCGGGTGCAATGGTCGGGTATTAACAACGAGGCTACTTGGACTCCCTCTGCGACAACGCAGGCAGACTTTCAGGACATCCCTGACGGCGGTAGGGTTCAGGGGGTTACTGGTGGCGAGTTTGGGATTGTGCTGATGGACAGGAGTATCTACCGGATGTCCTACCTCGGGACACCCCTGATATTCCAGTTTGACAACATATCTAGGAACCTTGGGTGCTACGAGTCAAACTCGGTCATCCAATGGCAAGGCATAACCTACTTCCTGTCTGACGACGGGTTCTACGCCTGCGACGGGCAACAGGTCATCAACATAGGTGCGGAGAAGGTAAACCGTTACTTTTTTACAACACTCAGAGAATCCGAGATGGAAAGCATGAGTGTGGCGGTAGACCCAAGCAAGAACTTGGTGATGTGGGGATACCCGTGTACAGACCTTACCTACCGGATTCTCATGTACCACGTTCCCACTAAGCGGTGGGCTTACGCGGACTCAACCGCAAACAGAATCGCCTCTAGTTCTACCCCGTCGGTCACGCTAGAGGGGCTAGACAGCTTCTCTGCCTCGATTGATGCCCTGCAAACGCCCCTAGATGCCCGTCTGTGGCTCGGCGGTAAGTTGCAGTTGGCTGGGGTAACCGGAGCCAAGATAATTACCTTTAGCGGCCCTCCAAAGACCGCGCTAATAGACACGGCAGATATCTCGGCAGACCAGAATCAGTCCATGATTACCCTTGTAAAGCCGTTGGTTGACGGCGGCTCTGGGTCGGTGGCGGTGGAGTCGCGGTTGCAGTTAGACGCAAACGTGTCTTTTCCTTCGGTGACTGCGGCAAACAGCGAGAATCGTGTGGGCACTCGTTCTTACGGGCGTTACCACAGGGTCAGGCTTGAGCCTTCGGGCAATAACTGGTCATCTGCCATCGGGGTAGACGTAGAGATTCAGCAAGCGGGTACTAGGTAATGTTCAGAGTTCTACCGTACCAAGGTGGCAACCCTCGGCAGATTTCCGAGGTGGTCAACAACCTGATGAACGGCAAGTCCAATAACACGGGGACTATTACCCTTGCTACTGGCAACGCTACGACCACGACCCTAGTAGACGAGCGTATTTCGGTAGATACAAAAATTATCCTGATTCCGTTCTCGGACGCGGCAGAGGCTGACTCTGCGCCATACGGTGCGTTTCAGGATACGACTGACCAAGTAGCGGCTAATACGACCACGGCGTATGCAATGACGCTTAACACCACGGACTACTCAAACGGGGTGTATTTGTCTAATAGTTCCAGAATGAACGTGCGGAACTACGGGATTTATAACCTGCAATTTAGTGCCCAATTAGTCAATACCGATGTTCAGATTCACGACATTGATATATGGTTTCGCAAGAACGGGACGAATATTGATTCTTCTAACAGCCGGTACTCAGTCCCAAACAGCCACGGCGGTGTAGACGGACACCTGATTGCGGCTTTGAATTTCTTTATAGAACTGAACGCCAACGACTACATGGAAATCATGTGGGCAACGGACGACGTAGCGGTGAGTATTCAGCAGTTGCCGACTAGAACTAGCCCAGACACACCGGCAACCCCGTCGGTCATCGCTACCATGCAGTATGTCGCACCGTCGGCTTACTCAAACATTTACGTCTCTGCCCAACAGCAAGGACAGGCAACAATTACGCA